TGCAGCTACATCTGGACGACTTGTATCTCCAAATTTATGATTTGGTTTTTGAATTCTTATATATCCTATTCCTTCCCCATTTAATAATATTTTTGCATTTTCATATATTGTAAATGAACCAGCAGACATGCTAATTTCAATAAGTTTAGGTACAATATCAGGTGTTCCATTATCAAGATAATGATAATGTTTAGTTAATGGTTTCAAACCGTTTGCATAGAACTGAACATTTCTAGATCTCATATATGGATCTGCTTTTGATGTTATTTTTACATCCTCAAGATAATCATATTCGTCTGCACCACCTACTAATGTATTTGTAAAGGATCTTTCTGTACGAGTAGTAGTTGTAAATGTTGAGTGTGTTCCAAAATAACCAGTTTCATTTCGATTATTTGTTTCATCAAAGTGCACTACATCTGTGTCAGTACTTGATGTTTGAGAAACAATATTTGAAGACTCAGCCCATGTATTACCTGTGGACTCTGTTCTTACATTATTAATGTATATTGTTCTTGCCCAATTATCTGATGGAGGATCAAGGAAAACTACACCTGCAAATACAATTACATTAAATGGGTTTACATTTTCAACTTCTGTGGCATGTGGTTGATCTATCCAGTCAACTTCTGAATAATCAAGTGTGATTATATCACCAGTTTTTTTACAATTAGTATCTAGAAGTTTTAAATTAGAATTAAGGTCAGAAGTTGCTAAATCAATCGCAGGATCAAGTGCTAATTCTGCTCTCATAGACCAGAAATCAACTGCACTGATTAATTCACGATGGAATACATCCACATCACATGTTGAACCCTGTTCTGGATCAAAATTAATAAAATTTCTATCTTTAAAATTATTAACAGCAAATCCAGATTTAAATCTATCTAAACCATCTGCATCTCTAACTTGGAATGATTTTGTATCTAATTCTAGTGCATTTAATGTTGTAGTGGTTTCAAGATTAATAATCCTCTTTTCAAGAGCACCAATATCTCTCATTGTAAATCTACGATTATCTTTTAATTTGATTGATGGTTGTCCATCTGTATCATACAGATATGGAGGAAGATCTATTTGTGCAATCTCCATAGAATCTCCAAATTCAGTTGGTGGAGATGGTTCTTCTGCAGACTCACCTTTAATTAATTTTACCTCTTCAAATTGATTAATGACAAGTTTGTCAATTCTAGGAAGATAAAAACTAAATCCTACAAGAGAACTTTCATTAGGAGTGATGACAAATGGGACTTCTGAAGTAAATGATCTATTTGAAAATGCAAAAGGAGATCCAGTTCCTACAGTAAAGTCATTAACTCTAGGTCTGAAATCTAAAATATCACTTGCACGATTAAACCCTACAGCTGGGATATCCTTACTGTATCTGTCTGATGTATAAGAATTAACTGAGAAAATATCACCACTCACACCAGATTGAACTTCGTATTTGTCAAAAATAACTAATAATTTTTTAGATGGAATTCCTGACTTTGCATTTCTAACTATTTTTGAATAATCACAATACTGAAGTTTATGTCCTTTATCTAAAGTATAATTATTTGTTCTATCTACAAAATTACCAGTTGTGACACCTTGTAAAATAGATTCTATTGCAGACTCTTCAAACTTAGTTTGCTCACCAACTGTAAATTTGTTTGCATTTAAATATACGAAACTTACTGTATTTGATGTTCGACTTACAACTTGACCTATTGCACGACTTTCTTTTCCAACTACCTTTTCACCTACAATAACATTTGTATTGAGACTAAGACCACTAACGAAAGTTAATTTATCTAATACAGGTGCAGATGTATTTTTAGACTCATATACTGCAACCACGTTAACAACATCTGGTACGTTAAGAGATATTTCTTCATCTTCAACTCTTAATCCATAATCGTTTGATTGTGTTAAATTACTATTTGCTGTTGATATTCCTGTGCTTCGAGTTACCTCAAGTTGTTGACTTCTTGCAAATATCTTAGACTTGCTTGTAATACCTATTTTTTTAAGGGTTACATTTACAGTTGCATTACCACTTGTCTTAGATAATCCATTAAAAACTATATCATTTCCACCATTTGTTATAGTAACTTGATCTGATGTTAACGGTTCAGTAGTACCATCTGTATAGTGTATTGAATATTTTTCAGCATCAAATGGTTCAAAGAAAGCACTTGTGATACCAACTGTTGCTGCTAATCCAACTTGTGAAGAAACCGTAATGGTTCCTCCTCCTGTTCCTCCACTGTTTGTTATTGCTGTATTAGGTAATTGACGAGAAATAATTATATTTGAATTTGATGTTTCAATAATAGATACATTTCTCTTAGGTAATCTAGTAAATAACCCAGATTCTTCTACATTTGTTATCTTTGGAACTTTTATTCTAAAAGTAGAATTAGTAGAGATACCTGCTGCTAGAATACCACCATGATTCACACCTGAAATACTTTGACCAACTGAAACTAAAGTTAAAGTTTCACCATTAGAAGATATATTACTTACACGATTATAAACAGGATCAGCAAACGTACCATGTCTATATGCAATAATTGCATCTGTTTTAATACCTACCTTTCCACTAAATCTACGATTTGCTACTGTTGCGGTATTACCTGTAGCACCACCTAGCACTGAAAGGTTATCTGTAAGTGAAAAATAAGGTAAAACACGATCATAAAGAACAGCATCAGCACTAAAATTAGATGATAATGATGCAATTACCTTTGTTTGATAAACAGATTTAATATCATCAGTTGTATAAGAAACAATTTCTTTTATTGATAAATTTCCAGTAGTAGTAGCGGTTTTCTCATTTATAATAATTTGCTCACCTTCAATAAAAGTTCCAGTTGTTTCAGATACTGCTATCTCATCTAAACCAGTAGAACCAGCATTTTTAGCTGCATATCCCACAGCTCCACTTGAAAGACCCCTTACTCTTGTACCTGCAGGTACATCGGAGTCTACAAATGCAGAACATCTTAAAATTGTAAATGTTTGAATATCATATAAATGTAAATCAAATTGTGTTGAACCGCCTGTATATGAAGCATCTGACACACTATAAGAATAAATTCTTGCTCGTCCTACATTTATTCCTCTACCAGTAGCAGCACCACCAGTCAATCCTCTCTGATTATATAAATCAATGGTATTATTATTTGTCCCACCAAGATTGATATAAGGTGATCCAAATGCATTATTAACCTTAAGGTTATGTCCCATTCTAAATGGAATGGATGTAGCACCTATTGATTTTGTATCTCTTGGTTTTTCTACATCAAGAACAGTTGTTCCTGGTAAATAAACATCAAAACCTCTGACATAAGCCTTACCTGGTGATAATTTAACACACATTAAATCATCAGATGGTGTATTTCCTTGATCTGTTAAAACACTAGACGTATATAAACCTCTTGAACTTACTTCATCATTTAATGAATTTTGTGTATTAACACGGAATGGTTCTACTGCATAGTTCCCAGACTCATCAAAAGTTCTCTTTGCAAAATATTTTTTAATCTCTGAATATACTGATTTATCCTGTAATTTTTTAGTTTCTCCATCACTAATTCGGAATAATTCAATAAAGTTAGTATCATTAAAATCTTGTAATGATTTTTTAGATAATTTTACTGATATTTTAAATCTATCAGCACCTGGTGCAGCAAAATTAGTAAATCCTTTTGCATTATCATACAAAGAATCATCATCAGTTGCACTAATTACTTCTTCAAGAACCTCAAATCCAACTCTATATGATGGTGTATTACTATAAGGATCAAGTACAATAAGTGATGTAGGAACATCTACAAATACTCCTCTCATGAAATATACACCTTTACTCACACCAAAAGCAGATCCTGTTGCAGAAGCATTTTCGGAAACACATGTCAAAATGGTTTCATTTGTGTTTAATGTAGTATTTCCATATGTTAAAGGTTCTTCAAGTATTAAAACCTCATTGTTTGGAAAGGCAACACTTTCACCATCAGTTCCTGATTGATTATACTTAACAAATATTGTTATCTCATCAACACCTTCCTCTGGAGGGAGTACAAAATTCTTTATAGTTCCAACAATACCAGAACTTTGTCCTATAACCCTAGTTCCTTTACCGTTATTATTAGCAACTATCTCACTTAAGTAAACAGAAACATCAATGCCAAGATGTGTTGCGTTTACTTTTATAGAAAAATAAGATGCATCATATTCCACACCACCTGGAATGACCATCGAACCTTCTTTGAAAATATGTTTACCAAAAGATTCAACTTGATTTTGTAAAAGAGACTGTAATCCAGTTAATTCTCTTGCTTGAACTGGATGTCCTGGTCGAAATAATATCTTGTAGAAATTTTTCGCCTTATCAAAATCATCGTAGTAAGGATTTATATTTAAATTAGTCTTTTGTGGCATTGTTAGAATTCTAGTATGATTTTAATGTCTTCCTTTTGACGAGAGTTTCTTACGATTTGAGGTCTATTATCCAAGTAGACTATTTCTCCCGACCCTTTATTTATCTCAGACTCAGATAACCCCGAATTGAAATTAGTTCCCAAATTAATTAATTTGTTTCCAGTTGGATTAGTTGTAATGCCTGAAAAATTAATTGATATTGACCCAGAAAAACTTGAACTTTTTCCTTCAACATCATTTACTCCTATTGCTGACTCAAATTCATAAATTCTACCTGATGTAGAAATTCCTGTATAATCAGTATGATCATACGATGTTTTATTGAAGTATAAAGATCTATCTCTAAAGTATTTCAATACTTTTGTTTCTTTATCGTAAGAAGCAATAAATCCAGATGCAACTTTACCTGCATTTGGAGAAACAGTAAGAACTTGTTTTATTTCTTCACCTACTTGAGGAGTTCCACTTACAGTCGAGAATTTAAATGCCTGTAAAGATGAATAAGTAGTATCAGTATAAACTATATCAGTTCCAACTTTTGTTGGGTTTTTTACAATTCCAACCTGTGCAAATTTTGTATCTATTGGAAAATCTTTTGTTGAATCATCAAATCGTGCATAAATTATAACCTTATCTGTTCCTAATTCAGAATAGATATCAGATCCGTGTCCTGTACCAGGTGGTATGATTGGTATTAGTTTAGCTCTACCAGTTGCACTTACATTGCTGTTTAAAGTCCCTAAATCAACTATACCATAACTATATCCCTTTCCACCAGCACTAACTGCAACATCAGTAATCTTTCCGTTTACAACATCAATTCTTGCTTTAGCACCACTTCCATCACCTAAAATATCAACTTCTTGAGACAATCCATTTGCATACCCAGTACCTGCATTTTCAATGTAAACATGCTTTATTTGATTTAAGTTTGTATCAGAGTTTCCATTTTCTCTAACTAACCTTATTTGAGAATCAGTGCTTGTTGACCAATTATTAGGAACAGTTATATACTCAGTAGAGTCAAATTTGATAATATCACTAGGAGAAACAGTAAACAAATATTTCCAAATATATCCATCACCACTATTACCTGCCTTTGAAGGTTCTAAATCAGTAAAAGTAGGTTCATCTTGAGATATATTTCCTAACAAATTATCACCTGAAGAACCATTATCAATACAAACGTACACTTTAAAATCAGAATTTAAAACATAATAGTTTGCATCATATAATCTGTTTGCTGCAGTTAATGGACTTGGGTTTGAAGCACTATAATCATCTCTGTAAATTTCATATCTATTTCCTGCTGCCCAATCAACTCTTCTTATTATCCTTCTAATATTTGCAGATGATACTTTTTTACCGAACATCATGGTATCACCAGAATGAGCACGGTAAGAAAAACTATCAGTAGGGGCAGGTGTACTGTCGCTTGTATTCCAATCTGATGTTCTACCATATCCAGCAAGAGTTGGTGCTCCTGTAGGATTAGATAGTCCTATAAA